ACGCAGACATCGGGTGCACTTGCACAGCATCGCTGATCTTGTCAGCATCATTAACGGTATCGTCCGGGAAAAACATCCACGGATCGACACGCTCAATTGTTGGCTTATAAACAACCTCCGGACGGGATTCCCACACGCCAGAAAACTCATCACGGACATACTTATTGGACAACTTACCGCAGTTTACAGGACCTTTTAGAATGCCTGTACCAAAGACAACGCGATCGAACATGGCCTTACGGGCCTGGAAGCCATAACGAGTTCCGTCCAACTGAGTTTCGATCTCGTCGGACATAAGAGCGCATCTGATGTTGTCTGTAGGATCCTGGCTATTAGCTGACGGCCACAGATCCCAGTTCTTTTCACTAACAGCAAACTGCATGTCAATACACTGCGAGATAGCAGCATCACACTTAGTGCGGACAATGTTGAAGTCAGGACGGCGCTTACGTTGCTTCTGGTCAAAGAACGGGTTCTCTCCTAGGTAGGAGTTGCCGTACATGTTACCGAAGTACAAGTAGCCGCACTCTGTCCACTCTTCTTGCTTAGCAGCACGGTTATTAATGCGCTTCTTAAGCAAGTCGACAATGTGCTGACCGAGAGCGTCTAGGCCATTATCTTTGGCAAACGCAGAGGCCTTAGCTCTTTCGCTCTCTTCTACCGCCTTAGTCATCAACTCTTGTTCGCTAGCTAGCATTCTTTATCCCTTAAATGTCGTACTTCATTGACGTGGTAAATCCTTTTAATCCCTTGCCAACTGAAGTAGCTTGTTGCTTTGATATAGCTCTGATATTCATGTTGAGTGCGTATCTAAGAGCGTCTAGTAAGTGGTCGTTTTCTTTAATAACTCTACCGTTTAAGTCTCTGCGGTACAGTGTGTATTCTTTTTGTACTCTTGGCAGTGTGTCGAATATCTTTAACTTACCTGTGCTTAGGTGACTCCACACATTCAGAATACCGGACTCTACCTCATTATTAGCTGGATACAGTAGCATGTCTTCAGCTCTATACATATCCATCAACTTGCGTCCGTCTACCTGAGATCTTCCTCGAGAGGCCGGGTCAATCAACACCGGAATCCAGGTACCTCTGGCTTTGATGGCTGAGGCGTGAACAGGCGGCTCTTCGCCACCTCTGATGTACTCGTCGTACATATACACTACGCCAGTGTCTGGGTTCTTAGCCAACCACACAGCTGCTGTGTTATTCCAGCCTACGTCGAAGCCGCATATGCGTTCGTAGTAGGGCGGAATTTCAAAAGGCTTGATGAGGATTTCAGACAGCGGGATTGGGTAAATGTTACCGGATCCCATACTAGGCTCGCCCTTGGAACGCGCGGCTCTCAAGTGAGGCGGCGTATCATCAAGCATTCGAGCTTTAGCTTCTTCTGTCAGCCACGGGGCGTCATCCCATCCCGCGGTAACGATAGCCTTAGCTACCTTCCTACTTGCTAGTCTTGAGTCTGTACCATCATCTTCTGTCTGTTCGTTAGACACACCCAGTAGCGGCTTACTTCCAGCTAGCAGATCAGCTTTGCTGAAGAAGTTTACTACTAGCGGAGTCAGGCCTTCTAGCGGAGTAAACGTTACAAAGATAATACCATCGGTAGTCATGGTACGAATCAAGCACTCGTTGTAGATGTCAGCAGGGCAGATCTCGTCTAGCCAGATAACATCCATTGCAGTACCATAAAACGCAGACAACTGCTGCTGGTAGTTCTTAAAGCCTAGTGTAGAGATGCCGCCAGAGGAGTGCTTAATCTCGATGGTATCCACACCTTGCGGAACACCGGACAGAGCCCAGAAACGCCCCATCTTCTCTTTCGGAATGAGACCTGTGCCCCAGTTACCGATCGATCCTAGTAGCTCTTTCTGTACCGTATCTCGGGTGGACTTAGCGTCTGAGCCAGCTGCCCATGCTTTGATGGGTCTGTCAAACGTCTTACCATTCCACCAGCTAGGGTAGTCGCCTGTCAGATGACACGCCATAGCAAAGGCACCAGCTAGAGTCTTACCGCAGCGGTTACCCGCTATGAACAAAGTCTCTGTATAGGCTTTCGATGCAGTAAAAAAGGCACTGTGTTTAGGGCAGTTCTCAATTGAGTACGTAGAGCCGTCCACAAACCATTTGCCAGTTCCGGAGTTTTCTAGTGAGTTCTGGTAGCTTTCTACCAAATCAACTAGAGACTGCATAGCTCTAGCGTTGCTATCAGAAAGTTCCAGGGAAGGAGCAACCTCCTTCACCTGGTCCTTAAACGACTGAGTACTAATAGAGCCCAGCAACGCGTCTATATCATTCGGCTGCATGTGCGTGCTCCTGTAGTACATCGAGCAACTTGGCATCGCTGAGGTCTGGTCTGAGAGTCTTCACCAATTTTGGAAGCTCCTTCTCGAGACGTTGTCTCAGTTCCTGCACAGACGATAGGCTAGAATTGTCGACCTGCGAGGCCTCCACTTTCTCTGCCCATCCGTAACGGTTTTTCATGACCATTACGTACAACGAGGTGTTGAAAGCCTTCTCACTTAGATTAGTACGGGCCTTTTCCATCCACCACGCGTGGCTTAGCATACGTCCGAAGTCTACGATCTCGGCAAAAGCATCGTTATCAGAGTAGGCTTTGTTAAACTGTTTTAGTGTGATTCTTAGTTCTCTGCAAACTTCGACGTCTGAATAGCCCTGTTTATAGCACTCAGTTAGTGTTTTTACCCACTCTGCATTCATAGTCAAGTCTCATATTATTGGGCCATACTGGCAAGTTTTGCATTCATTTCAGCGTTAAATTGGGCATCTTCTAGGGCTTTTCCTGGGTTCAACTCACCAGCATACTTGGCCATATCGAGCTTTTTGACGAACGCATTATGCCTCGCCATGGGGTCAAACCTAGAAGAAATAGAGGTGTCTTTCATTGTTCTAGACATAGGGTCGTACAGCATATTAGCAGCTCCGGCTTTCATGTTGATGGCGTTCATGTCAGCTTTAGACATCATAGGAGCTGCGTTATACATAGCTACAGCGTTATTAGGATACTGGACCGGTGTAGGCTTATTTGCGCCCATAATGCCACTAATGGTGGTAGACGGGGCTGTAGGAGCAACCGGGGCTACAGGAGCCTGTACAGGAGCTTGTGGGGCTGGCGGGACTGGGCCCATAGATCCAGCACCTGGGCCCTGGTACCACGCATTGTTCGAAAGGTCAGGCAACTGGCCGTACTGAGGGGCCATTAGCTGTCCAAACGAACTCAGTGGTTGGGTGTTATAAAAGTTGCTGTCTATGGACTGAGGGGCATTTGCAAAGAATCCGTAGCTGTCCAGGCCCATCGAGTTACCAAACACGGAGTTACCGGTAGGTACGTACTGAGCCTGTGGCATAGTAGTACCCCTTGACGGATCGCCTGTGTAGGCTAGAGTGTTGACAACGTTAGCAGGAACTCCGATCATATAAGACCGCAGACCTTCCCAAGGGCTAATAACACCGTCGTTATTGCACATCTCGAATTCTGGTCATTAAAGTTCCTTACTGAGTCTGTTCTGGAACCTCGATCATAGGCTCGAACCAGCCACCTTTGCCGTCCGGAGAGACATAAGTAAGGGCATCGTCGGCACTGAGAACTCGGGCCAGAGGAAAAGTGTCTGAAGAACCGTCTTCTTTGAAGTAAATACCTACCAGAAGTAGTTCTTGTTCCCCAGTCTTTGTGTTCTTAGCTCTCATAGCACCAATACTGTTAGTCATTGTGCCTTCGTAGAAGAGTCTTAGTAGAGATTCAGCAGGAGCATCAGGAGCATTGTTAGTGTATACATACATATTCACTTCAATTTCTGTATTCTCTGCGACTGGGTTATTGTTTTGATCATTATCTGACATATATGGGTCCTCCTATAGGACAAGTTGCGTAGTTACTAAGTATATTAACACCACGGAACGCAAAAAGTTATAGTCACTTAGCAGAAATATTTCGTTTTTTGCGAGATCTGACCACATCTACCCCATTTCCGGTGTCAGGATCGTACCTAGATGCTATCAAAACGGCTTCTTTGGCAGACTTGCCAGCAGCCATTGCGCCAAGAGCGTACTTTGCGCCAGAACCAATGGCATAATACTCCTCGGCAACCTTCTGTTTACGTAAAAACGGGTCCGTTAGCCAGTAACATGCGCCATCAGGGCCCATTAGCAGCAGATCTGTGTTGTCTTCGGCATACTGAGGCTTAGTTTCTGGTGGGCAACCAGCTGAAAACCACGCGGCTACCTCAATTACGTCGTCAAACATGCCAGCTCCTGCAATATGAGAACCGTCTGGCAGTTTAAAGATCTTACAGGTGGTCATCCACTGGTCAAGTCTCTTGTCCGCGGCCAGTTGCCCGTTCTTCCAGGCAATAGTTGTCATGGCTTTTCGTCAATTTGGATCTTTTCGATCGCTTCTAGCTTGGCATTAGCCCGTTTTAGGGCCTCAACAGCCTCAATATAGGCTCTGGCTAGGTCGTCATTGACTCCAAAAGCGCTTACCGGTAGTAGTTCCTTGTCAGTATACTGCTTGTCGATCTGGGCGTACTGCGGAACATAGACAGTGACGGTCTCAGTCTTTACCGGCCTCGTCGAGCAACCTGCCGTAAGAAGTAGGGATAGGAGTAGTAGCCCATTCAGTGTCTTTTTCATATGCTTCCTTTAGTTTTTTCTCAAGTTTCAGCTCTTTGGCTTTGAGTACGTCAAGTTTTTTCTCGAGGGCTACAAGTTCCTCGTCGTGCTTTTTTCCCTGGGCCTTGGCTAACTCTTCCCAGGCTGTGTTTGCATCGTTCAGGGCCTGAATAGCAGCTAGTTGGGACTTCTGGGCTTCTGCCAGCAGAGCGGCTCTGTTTTCCGCGTCTATGGTGTTACCTTCTTCGTATTTCTTTCCGCCCCAAAAGGACAGACCTATGATCGTGCCAAAGAACAGTGCCACTATACCAATCTTAATTAACATCAGGTACGGCTTAATGTACATATCAAACATTGGTTGCATTACTGGTATCATCTCATTTCTCCAGTTGGAAGTGCGGGCCATCGATAAACGATTTCCAGTCACCGCCCCATGTAATCTTAATGCCGAGTTTAGCAGCAACCTTCTTAATGTGCGTTGCTACTGCTTTGTAGTACTTCAGGTCCCATGTAAGCTTGCCGTCAACAAATACTGCAATATCAAAAGCATCGCCTGTTAGATGTCTGGACTTCATAGTCTTACTCTTGCCTGTAGCGACTAGTACCTTCTGCTCTTCTAGTGTACGCAGTCCGTTAGTGATGCTAAAGTCGTATGGACTATCAGTAATTGCAGCCTTGGCAAGAGTTTGTAACGGTTCTTTAATGCCAGCTAAACGCTCAAGGCTTTTCTTTCCGAACTTCCACGCCATCTTGCTCTCCTTTACTAATCCACATCATAGCCACTGGGCCGACAGTAATAACACGCAGTACAATGTTTAAAGCGGCCAATACACTGCAATAGCTAGGATGTTAAATGTCAGCGTCTTCCAGCCTTTCAGTAGCTTCATATTAGTAGCCCTTTATAAATCCAAACAACTTCAAAACAACAACTGTTGCAAACGACACAATACCACCAAGAGCTACGAGCAGCTTCCACCCACCCTTTGTTTGATTAAGAGTAGCGGTAAGAGCTTCTACGGCAACTGTCAGTTTCTCTACGCGGTCTTCCAGCTTATCCACTGTAGCCTGTAAATATCCAAATTCTTGAGGAGGTATGTCCATTATAACTTCCTTGTTGTTGTATTGTATTGTTATTCAGTATCGCCATTAGACACGGCAGTGAATGAGAATGTTCCGGAACTAACAGTGACTCCATCTTTTCTAATTGTAACTGTACCACTGTCTGTTTTTGTCTCACCGTCAGAAAGACTAGAACCAATTGCTGTTAGTTCGAAGTTTAAAAAGTTCGAGTCTGGCAAAGTATAAGTAGTGTTATTGATAAAAGAAAATCCTGATAAAACTACTGTATAAGCTCCAGCTGGCGCTGTCTGTCCAGACACAACCCAATCGTAATAGTTATAGTCTATAGGGTCACCGAGTACTAACGCCGCAGCAGCAACGAGTTTTCCTGGAAATACTGGATGAGAACGTCCGTAAATATATATTTCGGCTGTAGCTTCCTCATTCCACGGTTTGCGTACTTCTGAACTAATGCCTCCAAAATTGGTGACAAACGGATTAGAAGCTACTGAAATTGCTGATGTAACAGTAAGAGCAATCACACCAACAACGTTGGAGTTATTAATGTATACCATCTCTATATCTGGTATTGTTGTAGAACCGCTAACAGTACCTGTTCTGACAAGACGTAACCACACACCAGCAGTAAGAGAATACTCAGTGTTTTGTGCTACTGCAGCCCACGTACTTCCTCCGTTTAGGCTGATTTCTAACTGAGTCACACCGGCTCCAGTAAACTTAATTTTTGGTGTTATAAGAGCAGTTGGGTTTGAGTTCCAGCGAGTCCACGGCAGTGAAGTAGTAGCGCCATCAAAATCCATATAACCAGTAGTTAAAAACTTCAAATAAGTTGTATTAGTAGT